TCTCTGCCCGACTCAATGGCAGATTTAATACTCTGTGTTGCCGCCTTTGCGGTGCCGATAATCGGATCTAAGTCTGACAAGATTCATTCCCGTTCCTAAGTTTGGCCCCAAGTTTTGACACCGGCTTTTGGTGTTGACGTAGCCCAGACCGATACGGATTTCCTTAATTTTAGGGGTGCACCACAATCGGAGCAAGTGTCAGCCGCCAACTCAGCCTCATCTAAGTCGTACCCACAAGCGGCACAAACATGAACTTCTTCCGAGCGGCAGACTTTTACCCCATCAACCTTATGCGCTTCAATTACTGTTTTCATATTAACTCCTAAATAAACCAAGTAATTAATGAATAACGGGTGCCTTTTGTTACAGGCATAATTTCATGTGGGTACATAAAGTTTGATGGAAAAAGAATTGCTGAACCTTTTGGTGCTTTTACAACCATTTCACGATCAAAAAAACCCCACTCACCACCTTCGTAATCATCATTCAGTGCGAAAGAACAAGATACCGCTCTGGGCCTAGCCTTAAAAGAATCTGTATGTTGCGTATAAAACTGACCTTCTTTATATCTTAATAATTCGTAACCCGAATCTTCCTCAATTTTAGCCAGAGAAAATTTTTCGTTGTACTTTTTTATTGCCAACCCAGCAGAAATATAAATGTATTTGTCAAGACTTTGCCTTACTTTAAAATTTTTTTCTATCACGTGTGGATAAGAAATTACAATTGTTTCTGCTGTTCTAATTTTTTCATCTACTCGTCCTTCCCCAACAACTGTTTTTGCCCATTCTTTTTCGTCATCAAATTCTTTTATTACAGCATCACAAAGATTATTAGTTAACACATTTTCAAATATAGTAATATAATCTTGTAAATTACTATTTAGCACTTTGTAACCTCAATCTCTCCCGTTGTAACCGTTGGCGGATTTTTTACAACAGCAAGATTTTCCCCGTTGTAATTTTCGGGTGGACTCCACCAATGACAAACTTCATATGGCACAGAAACACCATCAGGAATCATTGATGGGTCTGCAATATCGCCTATATCATTTCCAATACGCATGGCATGGATACAATAAGCAACAGTATTATCTTCTAGTGCCGTAAACTCATGTTCAGCATCTTTTTTTATATAAATCATATGTGGTGCCGTAAAAATTGTTTCTTTGTTGTTTACAACACATTTAACTGAGCCATGTGCTAACAATGTTAAATGATCAAATGAGTGTGTATGAGTGTGCTCAACGTCTCCAGCATTTTTAAAATGCATCATTCTGCTATATAAATTTGCCACAAACCCAATTTTAACTTCTATAGACATCTTCTTTCCCTATCAAAATAAGTATACGCTTGTGGCCCATTTGCTCTAACATAATGTAAAAATAACTGAACACAAAATTGTTCTTGAAATGTTTCTCTCCAGTGATCTGCTTTACAACCTAAATACATCATTGCGTCTCCGGGATTCAAAATAATACTAATTTCTTCTCCGTTTGGTTTTTGAATCCAAATAGGCCAAGGATTTCCAGATTGTTTAAGATTAAGAGTAAAACTTATTTCACAAGCATCTCTATCTCTATGTCGTTTAAGAACCTCTCCTGTAGCATAAATTCGACCGTAAGCATATGTTGGTAAAACATTTTCTTCTAGTAACTTAGAAACAAATGGTACTTTTTCTACTAATAACTTAACACAAGGTAGTAAATTATAAAAAGAAGGTGAAGATGGGGTTGCTGGATCAAAAATAAATTTTTTGTTTTGTTGAGCAATAAAAAACTCTTCGGCTAAACTATTTGCTTCTTCTGTAGATATAAAGTCAGGAACATACAAATAATTATTTTGCTCAAGTTGAAAATTCATTTAAACAGTAGTCCAAACTTCTTGCGGGACAGTAGGCCAATTTATAACCCCGGGAATTGGATTAATTGCATATTGACGAACCACATTTCGATAAATAACAAATTCTTGTGCGTTACTTAGATAAGGATTACTTTTAGTAGAATCACTAACATCAGGAATGGTTGTCCAATCGGTAGATTGTAATTTAAAAATAGCCATCTGTTTGTTTTGTTCCGCTGTGATTGGTGGTGGAATGTTAGCCTCAGTCCACTTATTTACACAGCAATTTGCCCAAACAGGTAATTCTGTAATATTTAAATTTTCAACTAAGGGGGACTTATACTCAATCCAACCAGCAGTATCTTGCCATTGAAGAGCATGAATATCATTAGGTATATTACATGAACTTAAATCAAGATTATTATAAAAGACATAATCTTTACCAACTGCCCCATCAACAGGGATAATAGTTAGTTTCATTTTTTAACTCCTACAAGTTTTGGTTTAATCTTTGTTTGCGTAAGCATAAGTTCAGTAGTCGCTTGATTAGCCTTTACCATTTCGTTCCTAAAACTTTCTACCGCCGCACCAGTTTGTCTTTGTTGTCCTGAATTTTCAATCAAAAGCATAGGCATCCAAGCAATAGCGCACTGATAGTCATCTACTTGATTTCCGGTATTCATGTCCACACCTTGAACTCTAGTAAACCAAGAACATTGCAGACCAATACAATCTTTTTTAAGCAGAGGGCAAAAAGTTCCGTTCTTAAGTTGCATAATTAATCTTTAGTTGCCCGAATAACATCAACGTATTTAACTGCAAGGTTAACCTCTCCAGAACCACTTGATACTGTTAATGGGTGAGTGTGCGAACCACCACCACCGGTGCTGCCTGTCTGATTAACTTGAGGGCCAGATGAAAAATTAAGACCAACACCACCGGGATTACCTTGAGCGGTTCCAACAGGGTGAGAGTGACTTGGAATCTGCGGAGTTGTAAGTGTTGTAGCGCCTGCCGAACCAGTTAATGAAGAGATAGTTACTGATCTATTACTTACAAAAACAGTAGAGAAATCAACCGAACCACCACTGCCTACTGCTCCAGTAACAACACGTAAGGCAGAGTTATCGCCAGTAGAAGCATTTTTAGTCCATCCAGTAGGCGCAGCAGTTTGGGCAAATAACATTATGGTGCCAGTCGCAAACCCAGCAGTTGTAGTCGTAGCCAAAGTACCACTAGACTCAGGTAACGTAATTGAATAGTTAGTGTTTGTATTCGGCGCAGCAATGGTAAACGTACCTGTACCGCTTGCGTTACCTTCTAGTGCTATTTTGCTCATCTGTTACTCCTGTTTTGCCATGTTTCTAAATTATGTTGATTGGGGTGGTGGTGTAGGCTTAGGATCATTAGTTACGCACTCAGTGCCGTTCCATGTAAAACCAATGCCAGCAGCACCTAGTTCTTCTCTGAGTACATAGTCATTAATAGGGGGATCAAAAAACCAAATTAAGGCTGGAGTAGTAGCGTCTACCAGCATTAAGTACCCAGCAGGTGGAGTCCAAGTTTGGGGATTGCCATCCCAAATACAAACATTATCAACAACATTTGTTGATTGATTAACCATTAAATAATTTTGAATTGTCATTTATTACTCCTTAATACTCAAAAATTACTATTCCGCCACCACCGTTGTAACCATTACTATTCGTATCACCACCGCCTCCACCACCATAATTATTTCCAGTAGTAATCGCCCCACCACCTAATATAGAATTACCACCATTTCCTTGAAAAGTAGCCGGGCCATCAGTGGAGTTATACATTCCATTATCCCCACCCGAACCATTTATATTTGCATCTCCACTAGACCCAACACCACCGGCACCGCCAGTGGCTTGAGATAGAATACTGCCACCCGTGCCACCAGCACCGCCTGTAGCGGAAACTGTAGTAATTGATTGGGTTCCAGAAGCAATACTAGACGTTCCTCCAGTAGTTCCCGTCCCTGCACTACCTGATCTTCCAGCGCCCCCACTACCAACAGTTACAGTAATAGTATTTCCCGGGGTTAAACTTGTAAGATATTTAATTGCCGCACCGCCACCCCCACCGCCACCAGCAGGCCAACCATTACCTCTACCACCTCCACCACCCCCGCCAACTATTGTGACTTTAACTGCTGTAACACCAGATGGGATTGTGAACGTACCGTTGCTAGTAAAAACGTTAGCGCCAATTCCAGTAGCACCTCCACCAGCAGCCTGAGATAACCATGCAGATCCATTAGAGGTTAAGACGTTACCTGATGTGCCGGGGGCTACAAACTTAACTGCGCTTGTGCCGTTACCAATCACCACGTTTTCGGAGGTTAGCGTATTTGCTCCGGTTCCACCTGATCCAGCAGGTAGGGCATTTGCCAGAGTTACTACTTGCGTAGTGTTGATTGTTACTGCCGTGGTAGCCGTGCCACCAGCAGTCGTGGTTTGTAGAACTAACGTGCCGTCGTCACCGCCAGCCGTCTTCAGACCATTCGTACCCGAAGTTACGCCGTTATCTGAAAGTATTGTTGAAGTGGGCATTTCTTACTCCTATTTAAATGTTTTTCCATGAAAGCGTTGGTTCGTCCCACATATATTGCTTGCCGTCTGTTGGGTATGCAACAGGAGCGTTCCATAAACAAGTAGTTTCATTTAACAACCAAGAAGCATACGGCTTGGGCGGAATAAACGCATCCCGTGATCCATCATATGTATATCCTATTTCACCAAAGTTCTTGCGAAAAGGTGTGCCGCCAGATGTATGAACACCACCACGAGTGTTATATGAAGTGCGTTTGCAGGGTTGACCTCGGAAGTTACCATAATGCACTTCCCAATCTATTCCTTCCTCACCTTCATTTTTGCCAGTAATTACTTCGACAACAATGTTGTGTTCATTTAGAAATACGTAGTGCGCCATTGTTGTTCCTATCTAAATGGTTTGCCAGTAATCCAACTAACTAACGAATAGCGGGTTCCTTGTGTCACAGGCTTTACTTCATGTAATACATAAGATGGAAATACCGCTATAAAGCCTTGTTCTTTTCTCATTACTTCAGGTTTGTCACCTAAATGCAAACACAAATCACCGCCCTTATATTCTTCGGGATCTGAAAGTTGCAATGTAAAAGACAATTTACGGACAGTAGTATTTGGCGCAGAGTCTATATGTTTGCCATATTTCCCACTGGGTGCTTGGTATTTAGTAAACTGAAAACCTTCAGTAGCGCCAAATATATCAAACTTAAAATATTTTTCATTTAAGTCCGTAATTATGTCTGTCATACGACGATAAATCCATTCCGTTTCAACAGATGGATAAAGCCATGAAACTTCCGACTTACGAACTTTGTCTAAACCACCATAAGTTACGGCTTTGTTTTGTGTTTTACTATTACCGATTTCAATGATTTGTTTACATTCTTCTTTAGTAAACCCTTTATCCCAATAAGCCCACGACTGAACAGGATCAGTATTAAATGCCCAAGCGGGGTTAGGCATCTTTTGCTCTTCTTGTGGATAAATAGGAATTACTTGGGCCATTGTTAACTCCAAGAAACGTTGCCTGTGCCAGCGGTAAATGTTGCAACAGTAAATCCACCGGATGTAGATGTTGAGAAAGTCAATCCACCACCGGGGTTAGATATAGTTACTGAATCAGGATACCTAAGAATAACAACTCCAGAGCCTCCAGAACCAGCACTGCCGCCGGGGCCTGAACTACCACTATTAGCACCGCCTCCGCCGCCACCTGTATTTGCTGTTCCGGGTGTTCCATTTTGCGGAGCAGGGCCAGTACCACCAGCGCCACCACCACCGGGGCCGCCAGAACCCGGGCCATCACGACTTGCGCCGCCGCCGCCACCAGCCCTAGTTACTGCGCTTCCAGTAATAGTAGAAGACACCCCAGTACCACCGGAGCCACCAACGTGATTACCCCCAGAAGGACTTCCCGGTGCGCCTGCGCCACCGCCGCCGCCACCAGAGTTCTGACCACCGCTACCACCAGCAAAGCCTTGATTAGCAGTTCCAGAGCCTCCACCACCAGAGTCATTACAGCCTCCACCACCACTACCTCCACCACTACCGGGGCCATTTACTGTACCGCTACCATTACCACCACCAGATGACGTAATAGTACTAAAAACAGAACTTGAGCCAGCACCACCAACTGTAACGGTGTAGTTAGTGCTTCGTAGGGTTGATATTGCTGATTCCGCAGAACCGCCGCCACCTGACGTGCCAAAAGACGTTCTATATCCCCCAGCACCGCCACCGCCCGATGATCTATTACTACCACTACCTCCGGGGGCGCCCCCCGCTATTACAAGAAAATTAACGGTAATAGTAGGTGGCGGGGTCGTACCAGCCGTGCCTAATAAAGTTTGTAAAATTCCGCTCATTTAGGATACGTTGCCCGAAATAACACAGACGGTGCTAGAGATAAATAAGATTGTGCACACACCCCTAGTTGCAAGGGCAACGCTTGCTTTATCTGTATTTGTTCCAGCAATGTAAGCGGTGGTGATTGTGCAAGTAATTGTAATATTGCCGGTTGTGTTGTTAAAAATTGATATTGCATCGCCTGCGGCAAAAGTTGCGTCAGGAATCGTAATAGACCCGCCAGATCCTACGCCAACAAACTCGCCAATATCTCCTACGGCAAGTGTATAAGAACCTGTTTTATCTGAACCTGATTGAGGTATATTTCTGTATCCAACAGTAGATGGAAAGGCTGTAATCGCACTTGCGCCAGTTAAAACTGTTCCTGTTTCATCAGGGAATGTAACTGTTCTATTGCTTGCAACTGAGGCTGGGGCGGTTAATTCAATATAGTTAGTACCGTTATCCGTATCTTCTGCAAGACGTACACGCCCCTGCGTGGTGGACGTTCCACCTAACGCTATAAGGCCATCACCATTAATATCTATTGCCATGTTCTGCTCCTTACAGGATTAACCAGCGCTGACCGGACGAGACCGTAATAGTCACGCCAGATGCAACAGTTATTGGGCCAACGCTCAAACCATTCTCACCACTAGCGATTGTG